TAATCCAATCCGAACTCGTGACGGTGTTTTAACATCTAGACCATAAAAGTAACAAATCATGATATCACAAAATCAAGTACGAGCCCTTACAGCACAAGCTGCTGTGGCAGCCACATATCCAGCCTATGACTCTAATGATGTATTGTTGTATGGTTGGCTACTTAATGATGATAACATCCCTGTGTATTTGGGCCCTGAAGTGGCCACTCGCGGAGTTGGCATATATGGGCAAACCCCCGAATCTTTAGAGTTGGCTGGATTGTTAAAACCAGGAGCTACCAGTTTGATTACTGCTCCGGAGTTGACTATAACTGTGTTGAATACGCCGGCAGTCTGGACTGGTGCGTATAATGTCAACAGTTTGTTGGATTATTTGAATGCTCCTGCTCTACAACACACCGTACAAATTGCATTGTTGGAAAGTTCGTATCAAGTATTGCTTAGTCTAGGCATACTTAATGATTTTGAAAGTGCTAGATATCAAGCCACATTTTTACAACCCACAGCTAGATATGGCATAGACGCAGTGTTTACCTGGTTCAACGGTCAAGCTTCTGCAGAGCTGGCAAGTAACATATTGATTGCTGCCAGACAAGGGCAGTATGCCATAGATTTTGTTGATGTGTATGGCGACGAATTATTGGCAGGCCCCGATGCGCCTGCTACTGAGTTCACTACTGATCGCACAGTGTTGGATCAAATTGTGACAGACATTATTGGCAATGCCAAAATTCCTGATGTTAATTTTGGAAATTATCCTGACGAAGCAACAGCAATCGCAACAGCCGCTGCCAGACTGGGAGTCCCGGCAGCCACTCGTAGATCAGTTCCGGCTGAAGAAAAACGCTTTGGAACTGTTCCAGTCACTGTGCCCGCCACAACCAATGAAGACGGTACATTGCGGTTTGCACCCGGCCAGCCAAGAGGTTAAATAGTGTACTATGGCAACTTTTATTGGGTTTAACACACAAAATCAATACAAAAAATTCACTCTGCTGGACCAGGAGTTGATCAAGCGCGACCTATTAAACGGGTTAAACATACGCCAAGGGCAGCTGCCAGGTCGACCACAATATGGTACCACAATGTGGGACAACTTGTTTGAAAATCAAAACGACACAACTTACCGAGCCATACAAACAGAACTACAACGTGTGGCTGGCTATGATCCTCGCTTGCAAATAATAAACATCGAGATATTTCCACAAGAAAACGGGGTGCTGTTGCAGGTGGCATTGACATTTGTACCCAGCACTGATGCTCAGAGATTGAGTATATTTTTTGATCAACAACAACGCCGCGCCAGTTACGTTTAACTGCGCAGTTTTTGCAATCCATAAATACAAGAACAATGGATTATTATGGCCAAGACTACGAGACAAACAGCAATATTTGGAGTTGAAGACTGGAAGCGGATCTATACCACTTATAGAGAAGCCAACTTCCAAAGCTATGATTTTGAAACTTTGCGCAAGAGTTTTGTGGATTATTTGCGTCTGTATTATCCTGAAACTTTTAATGATTACATTGAATCAAGTGAATTTATTGCCTTGTTGGATGTCATGGCATTTATGGGACAAGCACTGGCGTTTCGTAATGATTTAAACACCAGAGAAAATTATATAGACACTGCCGAGCGTAGAGACTCGGTGATACGATTGGCCAACCTGGTCAGTTACACTCCCAAAAGAAACATAGCCGCATCAGGATATCTCAAAGTTTTCAATGTCACAACCACTGAAAATGTAGTTGACAACAATGGTATCAATTTGGCCAATGTCACAGTGAATTGGGCCGACCCTACCAATCTCAACTGGCAAGAACAATTCACTGCCATCATCAATGCGTCGTTGGTAAACAGTCAGCGCATTGGCCGACCAGGCGCAAGAACCACAATTTTAGGAATAGATACTTCAGAATACAGTATCAATTTGGTACCTGGATATTTGCCAGTGATACCTTATACTGCCAGTGTAAGCGGTATTAATATGCCGTTTGAGGCAGTAAATGCCAGCACTGCGGGCAAAAGCTATGTGTACGAGCCGAGCCCACAGCCCAAGGGCATATTCAACATGTTGTTCCGTAATGATCAACTGGGATTTAGCAGTGCCAATACTGGTTACTTCTTTTTGTTCAAACAAGGAGTTTTGCAAAATCAAGATTTTAACCTAGCTGATCGTGTGAGCAATCGCTCTGTGGACATCAATATTGAAGGTGTGAACAATGATGATCGTTGGTTGTACCAATTGGACAATGTTGGCAGTATCTCGTCAGAATGGGAATATGTGGAAAGTGTGTACGGTGCCGCAGCAGAACAATTGGCACCTGGTGCAAGAAAATTATTCAGTGTGGCATCTAGAACCAATGATCAGATCACATTAAACTTTGGCGATGGTGTGTTTTCTACCATTCCTGTGGGCACATTCCGTTGTTATGTGCGAGCCAGCAACGGCCTAGAATACATTATCAATCCTGCTGAAATGCAAGCAGTGACCATACCAATCAGTTATGTCAGTCGCACTGGGCAATTGGAAACTATCACATTTACTTGTGGTATCACAACACCGGTGTCAAATGCCACTGCCAGAGAAACCATAGATCAAATCAAACAACGTGCTCCTGCACGTTACTACACACAGAATCGCATGGTCAACGGAGAAGACTACAACAATTTTCCGTTCACTGCTTACAATTCAATTTTGAAAAGCAAGGCACTAAATCGAGCCAGCATTGGTACCAGCCGATATCTTGATCTGGTGGACAACACAGGAAAATATTCCAGCACCAACACATTCAGCAGTGATGGCGCATTGTATGAAAATTACAGCTTGCCCAGCTTTCAATTCACTTATTTTACCACCAATGAAGTTGAAGATGTTGTGGCCAATCAAGTGCAAGGCAAATTAATTGCCAACCAGGCCAGACAATTTTACTATGCTGAATTTTCCAGAGCCGACTTAACTGTATTAGATATAACTTGGCAGCTGAGCACTTCTCAGGCCAATACCACAACTGGATATTTTAAAAACAACATTGGTAATCCTGTTTCTCTTGGACAGTACACCAGCAGCAATGCTCGCTATATTGTGGTAGGTAGCTTGGTTAAATTTGTGCCACCTGCTGGTTATTACTTTGACTCCAACAACAGATTGGTAGCAGGTATTCCCACACGAGCTGATGAAAAGTTAGTGATATGGGCCAGCCCGTTGGAAGTGTATCTTGATGGTACCAATCAAGGCCTGGGCAATTTCACTAATGGCATAGGTCCCGTGGCACTGAACAACTATATTCCCACCGGAGCCATTGCCACTCAAGTGATTCCTTTGTTTGTGACCGACTTACCATTTAGTTTTGAACAGAGCATGATTGATCAAATTTTGCTCAACAGAAACTTTGGTATAGGTTACGATAACTTGGGTACTGTTACTGGCACCGCCGGAACTTGGTATTTGATCACCAGTACTAATTTAGCAGTTGACGCACCTTGGAGTCAATCATACGCTGGTGATACAACTGGTACAAACTTAGATGCATCTTGGTTTGTGCAATTTGTCACAAACGGTAGCACATACACTGTGACCAGTCGAGCACTGGATTACTATTTTGGCAGTGTGCTACAAACCAGATTTTTCTTCTTTGGTGATCAACCAGTTTATGACAGCAGAACTGGTACAGTGATTAGAGATTTTGTCAACGTACTCAAAAGCAACAGCAGACCTGACAGCGCACTGCCACTGGGGGCTGACAATCGATTGCGAATTGTGGGGCAACCTATACAAAGTGATGGTTATGTAGATGATTATCAAGTTTTGGTATCATTCACTGATTCAGACAATGATGGTGTACCTGACAATCCAGATTTCTTTGATGACATTGTGGGACTGGTACCGGCCGTACCCACAGCCAATTCTCCTTGGGTATTTTTACAAAGCATTGTGGATTTTGACAATTTACAAAGATATGTGCTGTTGGAACCTGGAGTGGTAAACAGCCAGTATGCCACCATGGATGACATAGAATTAGTCAAGGCCAGTTATGTGATTGGGCAGTTGTTTTACGCATATGGCATTTACAATTCTTCAGGCGTGGCAACAACTGCACCAGCATTTTATATATTAACAATCAACACCACAACTGGTGCTCGCACATTGACAGAGACCACAGATTATATTGCTAGAAACGGACGTGGGGCATTGTATTTCCAGTATCGTCACAACAGTCCATTGACCAATAGAATTGACCCAGGCACCACCAACATTATTGATCTTTATGTGGTCACCAATGAATATTATCTGGCCTATCAAAACTACATCACTGACAGCACTGATACTGTACCAGAACCAACACCACCAGATATTGATTATCTAACCACAACTTATAGTGGGTTGCAAGATTACAAAATGTTGTCAGACAGTGTTATTATAAACAGTGTTGAGTTTTTGCCTTTATTTGGGGCCAAGGCACCTGAACAACTAAGAGCCACAATCAAAGTCATACAAGATGTCAACAGCGTGGCCAGTGTCAGTGAAGTTAGAAATCTTGTATTACAATATCTCAATGCTTATTTTAGCCTTGACAATTGGGATTTTGGCCAAACGTTTTACTTTAGTGAATTGTCAGCATACTTACACGCCAATCTTGGCGGTGTAGTCAGTAGTGTGGTATTGGTACCGCTAAATCCACAAAAATCATTTGGTGATCTTTACGAAATTAGATCAGCACCCAATCAAATATTTGTCAATGCAGCCACAGTGAATA